CGTCTGGGTTTTGCCCTCATATTCTACGCCATCCAGGATGCGATGAGCAGTTGATAGTAGTTGCGCATACTCAATGATCATTTTGACCACATGTTTGTCACAATGCATTTGCGCACAAACAGTTGGGTCACGATCCAAATAAAAAACATTCATTAGAATGGTATCTCACTATTAGGGTCAAAGGAACCAACATCACCTGACTGGTCAGGCTCTGGTAGATTTGATTGTAACGTAATCTCATTATAAATGTCAAGATTATTTTTACCATGCTTAGCAATAAACTGTTCTTCAGTCATGTTCATAGCATCTTCTTGCATTTCAAAGAAAGCATTACCCATCTTACTCATAATTCGCCTCCACAATGCGGACATTTAGGTTTTATTTCTCTAATGGTATTTCTTAAATCTTTAGCTTCTTCAATCAATTTCTTTAAACGTTCTTTTTGGCGTTCGCTCTTAGCTTTACTGAGTTCTTTTTTAAGGTCTCTCTTAAGCAAGTTTAATCTCTGCTCAAAAACACCAGCGAACGCAGTAATTAGCTTTTGCTTAGCCATCACTAATAATCCTGTAGATTTCTTCCCAGTTCTGGACGCGAGTCACGTTCAGGTTCATATCTTCTAAGTCAGCATTATGGTCATGGGCGACCAACAGACTCTCTAAACCACGAACCGCACCGACAATAGCATTCTCAGGCTTGTCTTCAATCCAGTAGCAACCAGTGCCACGATATTGATCAAGTTCTTTATCTTTATCAGCACCAGTATCGAGGCAGATAACACGCTCAATAGCAGTACCGAACAATGCACGCAGGTTTTTCTCACGCAAGCGATTCGCATGAATGTCAAGAGTTTGACTGGTGATCACACGGAAAACATAACCATATTCTTCATGCAGCTTTTTAACGTATTTTACTGCATCACGGAATGGAGTCAAGTGCTCAATTACCGCACTCTCATTGAAAGCACGAACGAGCCGACGTTTTTCTTCGGGGAGTAGTTTATATTTGAGAGCAATCTCATATTCATGCTCAGCATCAGTGTCTAAACTGTAACCATGCTCAAGCATCCACTGATGAAAGGTGAACTCCCAATCAAGGAGAACACCATCAGCATCTGTCAAAATAATTTTTTCTTTCACTTTTTACCTCACTATACAATCATTATACATCATTTCAGAATAAAAAGCAAGGATTTTTTTAACAACCAACAGAATTACTTGAGTTCTCTAGCTCCCATTGGTTTTTGATCGTCTCTGCTTCATCTTTGGTTGCGACTGCAACTTGACGGACTAGTGCACCCTCAGTGGATTGTTCCACTACAACCCAACTATTATTGGTACCACCTTCTGATAAATTACTCAATATAGAAACAATTGTCATCTTTTGGATTCCTTTGTTATTGAATATACGTTCCCAGTTATCAGAGAACGCACTATTATTTACCTTTCTGTACTTGGAGCCTTTGCCTCCATGCCAATCAGACATTAGCAAAGATATTCATCAACACCATTGCTGCTGCCATAGCGAACGACAACGAAACCATGTACCAAGTACCTATCACAATTAAATCTTTTTTACTCACAATTTATTTCCTATTGATTGAAGTATACCATCAGTAATACATTACGATCATTCGTCCCTGCTTTGACACCGTGCCAAGTGTCATCACCACGAACCCAAATTAGTGCACGATTCTTCTTCGCCTCAACATCTTTGATCAAAGTTGCTTGCTCGAAATCACATCTATTTTCTGTACTATCTGTACTGTATAGTCCTGTTCCATTGAAGTCATCACCCAAAAATACCAAAATATTGAGGAATTTATTAGGATCATCATTATGCGGACGCAGATAATACCCAGCATGGTCTCGTTTTAACACAGCGTCAAAACGTTTTTCTGACAAATCTACACCAAACTTGTCACTTAATGCTTGAGACATTTCTGAATTTTCTAAAGATAATCCTATGATAGGAACAGCAGTTTGCCAGTCATCCCATTCTTCTATGTCATCATATAATTGTATAATACTATCTAAAGTTTCTTGATCATAAAAATCATCAATGATAATATGATTAAATGGGGCGGAATGAATCTCTGCCCCAGCGATCTTATCAATCATTACTCTACCTCTGCTTCAGCTTCTTCTTCAGGTGCTTCAGGTTCTGGTTTTACTATTGATGGATGCATTTCCAACCACTCAAGGACTTTTTCTGGAGTACTTTCCTCATAGGGATCTGTCTCGCAGTTTGGTTCTAGTCCTTCTTCAATAAAGGTTGCTTCAATCGTATGATGATCGATAATCATTGCATAACGCCATGAACGCTGACCAAAACCTAAGTTATCTTTTGATACTGCCATACCGAGTGCTGAGGTGAGATTGCAGTTACCATCAGGAATATAATCAATTTTTCCTAACACACCAAGATCTTCCATCCATTTGTACATAACAAATGCGTCATTTACTGACAAAATATAAATTTTGTCAATACCGTGTGATTTAATTTCATCAATTTTTTCTACAAAGTCAGGAACCTGAGAATTACTGCATGTCGGAGTAAATGCTCCTGGCAATGCAATAACCAAACTTCTTTTATCTGCAAATAAGTCACCAACAGTGACAGTTTCCCAACGGAAAGGATTATCCCCTTCAATTGATTCATCACGAACACGTGTTTGTATCTCAACTCTGAAAGGGATGGCTTGGCCAACTGATATCATTTAATTTCTCCTAGAATTATTAGTTTCTTCTCATTTTGGCGAGTTCTTCTGCGGACTGAGAGTCAAAGACTGGCACCATGTTGGATTTATGCATCGTCGCAATCCCCAGTAGTTTATCGCCTGTATACATGAGCGATTCTTTCTTATTGGTGTTACCCCTGCCGTTATCATTGTGGCTCAAGTAAGTCTTTGACTCTCGCAAGTATTTAGTTCTGGATTGCTTGAGATCTTTGAATTGATACTTGATCTCTTTCAGCTGATCGGGGTGAATACCCAGCTTCTTTAATCGATTCTCTTCAGCTAGGATTGCTTGCTGCTTGATTCTTCTGTTTCGAGCGAGCCGTTTTTTTGATGCCATATCAAATCCTCAAGTTTTTCATAATAAGTGCCAGTCACATTTTTAGCTCTTAATCGATAGACCTGTAATTCTATCTTAGGATACACAAATAAAAATGTTACGTCAGAATGTTTTTGCGCAAACCAATCAAAATAATCGACACGCATTTTAGAGAACACTTCATTAGTCCTTGTTTCTGGACCATAACATGGCGTGCCATCATATATGTTACTCAATCCCAACTCCATGTCAAGCATGAAGTCAAATCCTAACATCCAGAGTTCAGTCTTACCATGGCGAATAGCTGCTTCCATGGCATTCATACCTGCGTTAGAACGATTGCGTGGGTAATCACGATACTCTGCTGACTCAAAACATTCGTCATATGGCGGGAAAATGACTCGATCTTTCGGGAACGAGCTGTTTTCTATCTCTGTTTTGATCTTGTCGTCGATCGCAACGAGATGGTCTGGAAGATCATACTGCTGTAGATCTCGATAAATTGCATTACACCCATATACAGATGCAACGTCTTTCAATTCAGAAACGTCAAAGTCTTTACGACTTAGACCGTTCCCCACTATGAACGCTGTTTTCGAGTTCAACGTCAAGTTCAATTCCATCATCATGTTCCTCAGTAATATAATCAGCGAATCTTCTTAAATTCGCTTTATAATTATGTCTTGTATTAGACTCAACACGCTTAATTCTTTTATACTCTGATACGTGTTTAACTGTTTTTGCCATCCTTATTTACCTCAGGATCATTTGCGAAGATATCAGGAAATGCTTCGACTGCAAGTTTTTTTGTGATATTTTTAATTTTAATGTCACCGTCTTTCACTTGTAGTATAAATTCTGCTTCTTCTTTCGAAACAGATTCTAACAACTCAATAAACATCTGTTCTCTTTTCACCGATCTCAATCCATTACCAGTAACAAAATACTGGAACTTACGAACTTCGCTCGGAAGTCTATTATAACCCCATTCGTCTGGTAAAAGCAAGGGATTATATGGTGGCACACCTTCAGGAAGATCCCATATAATGTCACTGCGATAGCAGAACTTAATACACTTGGTGAGTGCAGGGTTTTGAAGACAAGCATTGCGAAGAGCAGAAACTCGATCTTTGTAAGAACTCAAGTTTCCAATTTTTGTCAAAATTTCAGGTATAGTATCACTAGCCATTATCGATCCATTTCATTACGTTTATAATATTTATTTGATGGCTTCAAGTAGCCCAATCCATTCTTGAGTTCTACCCTTCCAGTTGTAGAACGTATTAAAGTACACACGCTGTAAATCTAGCAGATCTTGAATATCTGGTTTATTGAGATTTTCAATAGCGTGCTTAAGAATGCCAGTAAAAATATTAGCATGTGTTTGCTTATCAGGATGCCAACCATACATCCAAGCAAAATTAGCGCATGTCTCTGGTAGTGCTGCGTATGCAGGACAAACTGTCAAACATCCTGCCGCCATGGCTTCAATAGCAGCAATGCAAGAAGTTTCTGCCCAGTTCGACGGATAAGTAAATAGATGTGCCTTAGTAAGAGCATCGCGAACAGTGGCATTGTCAACAGAACCATGATAATTGATTCCAGGATGTTCCCGACAGAAGTTAAACAGGTCTTCATAAGGTTTGTCGCGCTCAGCCCATCCATATATTTTGAAGCTCGAGAACACATCGAGCTCAATGTCTTGCCTTTCTTCATATAGTTTTGCGAATGCCGCAACCAGAATATCAAGACCCCGATGCGGAGTCGTATGATAAATAAGTCTAATTTTATCTTTAGGTTTTTCATGTCTGTCAATAGGCTCAATGGCATTTTTTAGTACGATACCATCTTGATATGGAACCCCAAGACGGTGATAAAATCTTTCTTGCTGCCAGTGACTCACAAATACTAACTTTGCGAACTGTTTGCGGAACTCAGGATCAGCAAGTCTCTGAGCTTCTGGATCTTCTGGCAAATCATGCAACCATAGGATTGATGGGCGATCAGGATCAATATCTCTGACTCGAGAACAGATAATTTGTGCTTTATCTCTTAAGTTCTCAGGAAGGCGATCATACAACCCATACTTCATGAGTTCAGTACCACCCATAGCGTTTCTTGACAACTCGTCAGTTGCGACACCTTTACTTGGTGTCACTTTAAATGAAAACGTATCATCGGAGCCGATTGCTCTTGCTCCAGCTTTTACACTCATTCTGTTTCTCCTGTTCTCACTCTAACCCCACGCTCTGCCCACTTACTATATGGGAATCCCGCAGGCACATTAAAAATACTCTGAACCTTTTTAGAAGGAGGAGAACCCTTCTTCCAACTATTGATAGCATTTACCACGTGTTCTAATTTAGTGCGAGTACTGCGGTGAGTGCCTGAATAACGACGCTCACCTTTTGAAGTGCTAGAGTCTCTGCTCCCTTTTCCCTTCGCCATTGTTTACCTCAGTTAGTTTTATTGGCGGAAATGATTCTATCCGACCACCGTTCACGCTCTTCCTCAAGCATATCCCAGTTCATTTCTAAGTAACTATCTTCATCCTCTGGGTCTTCTCGTGCTAGAAATCCTTGCGCAATCAAGTCATCATTTTCCATGTACCATTCATGTGCTTCACCTGCAACATACTGAAATGCTCCGACGAAATTATATGCTTCGTCATCATGATGCATTGACATCACAGCATCATTATCTTGCTCATATATTAATTTATAAATCTGAGCCAGTAATGCTTCTGGAGGACTCCAAGCAGAATACCCTGAGAAAGATAACTGTCCTTCTTCGTCATCTTTTTCGGAGTAGTTATCAATATCTTCTATATGGCACCACTTCGCACCGACATGCTCAACAAAGAAACTATAAGTATCTTCCACTTCTTCTGTGATACCATACAGGTCTTTTATCACATCAGTCGGATCAGCTTCAGTGGTTGAATCGATGTTTGTTTTCATCGGAAGCAATTTCTCATAAACTGTTTTTAATGCGTCAACCTTACCATAGGCTGAAACATAATAGTATACATGATTAGCCATATTTCTTTGTCACCTCAAATGTATTGATTGAATCAATCTTGAATGAACGCCAACCCTTTTTCTCTAAATCCCAAACAGAAACCAATCCCTGAACTTTTGGTGCACCAGTTTTTGGCTTATGCTCTTCTGGGATAATGTCTTCACGGAGAGTACATACCATATCTCTCGACTCACCATTCTGTTTCACAAACGAGACTTTGACAACTTCATGCATTAAAGTATTTCTGATAAAATCTTGAGTAACCATATTAGTCCTTAACAAATTCCCCTATCATTGGAAATATCTCTGCTATTGCGCAGGCACATTCCCGTGCTATTAACATATGCTCTTTTTGAGTACCATTACCCGATCTCAAGTCAATGTAATGAACCCAAGAACGCAAAGTACCATTCATATACAGTCGAGACTTTGTCAATCCTTCAGGTAACAAAGCACGAGCCTGTTCTTTAGCGATACCCATCTTAATCGCTCTACGATATTCGCGGGATGCCATCCACTCAACACGTCCCTGGATTCGATACCAATCGCGTTCCATTTCTCCATCCTCGACTGCTATACTATTCTGTCGATTCTTTAAATCCTGGATACGTGCTTCACGTTTTTCAAACATCTCATCGAAGTCCTGATCAGGATTAGCATAACGCTGACTAAACTCTTGAAATGAAAAGGAACGGTGGCGGAGAATCTGACGAGCAATATCGCGAGTTGTTTCAATTTCTAAACAAGCACTGACCATCTCGAGCGGGGACCAGTGTCCATGTTTGACCAAGTATCGTATAAGTTTTTCCGATGTCTCAGTGTTAAGCTGGTTCGATGGATTGGAGACACGGGCTGCATACGCGATAAGCTCT